GGTCGTGGGTGTCACATACATTTTTTTCTCTCTCTCTTCCTTCTGAACTGCGTGACGAAGTGCAAACTGAAGATTGATTCCCTTCTCTTCTTTCTTTTGTTTTGCTCTCTTTTCCCAAGCCTCCAATGTTTCCGATTGATTGTGTAGATGATCTGATCTCTGTGGTGTTGGATACATCTTCACTGCTGCTGTTAGATTGTGTTGAGCCGCTGCTTTGATCCCCTTCCTCTTGATCAATGTTTCTGGATTCTCCTGTCCCGATGATCTCGGTGTTGGATACATCCTCATTGTTTCTGGATCCACTTGTTCTCTTAGATTCGCCGGTCGTGATCTGCCCTTCCTGTGTCCCTGTTGCAGTTTCAGTGTTCCTTCTTTCGATCTTGGAGGTAAGTAATCCATTGTGTTCGGAGTGGCCCACAATCCAGACTCTGTACCTCTGGTGCCAAGCACCGATGCCTGAAGCTGGAATAAGGAAACATTGGACTTCGAAACCTTCACTTTCCAAGTCGTCTTGCACCTGTCTGAGTACCATGCCGTTTTGGATGTTAATAATTCCTTGCACATTCTCCCCAATAACGAATTGGGGTTTGATCTCCCTAATGAGTCTAAACATTTCTGGCCAGAGATAGCGGTCGTCATCTGTTCCTTTTCTTTTTCCTGCGACGGACATTGGTTGGCAGGGGAACCCTCCCACAACGACATCTGCGTCTCCTTCTTTTCCTTCGACATTTTTTATATCCTCCTCTATTGGTATGTTAGGAAAGTTCTTTTGTAGAACCCTCTTGCAATATTTATCTTTTTCAACAAATTTTACAGTCTCAAATATTCCTGTAGAGTCTAAGCCTAATGCAAAGCCACCTATACCAGAAAATAAATCAAGAACTTTTAATTTTTTATTCACGAATAATCTCTTTCTAATATCATTTCAAGATAATGAATTGCTTTTTGAATATCTTTTTCTTTTCCTTTTGATTGATGTCTACAAATATATTTTATAGCATTGCCCTCAGCAAATAATAATTTGTTTTCATTTATAAATTCTGCAGGCTGAATTTTCATTTTAGAATAATGATTCCCATCTACCTGTTTGTTTAATGAGTCATATGTAGTTCCCTTAAACATATCTTTATTTGTCATAAATTATAACCATACCTTTCTATTTTTGCTCTCATCAAGTATAAATTTCTTTTGCTACGTGTTACCCCTACATACCATACTCTATGTTCTTCATCTCTTTTTTTACTACTTTTTACCACAGCTTCTCTTATTTTTCTAGCATTATCTAATAACAACAAAACATTCTCTGATTCACCACCTTTTGCTGCATGAATCGTAGATATTTTTATTCTGGGTTCTTCGTTTAAATTTTCTTTATTTGAAAGTAATAATCGTATATAATTCTTTTCTTCATTATTAGCTTTATCAAAAGCCTCATACCAAGGTAACAATTCATTCCAATTATTATCTAACATATAATCTTCAACATCATCTACTTGTGTAGAATCTAGTTCTTGTCCCTCAGACCATCTTGAATAATAAACAGCTGCTTTATATAATTTTGAATTAAAACTTTTGATATATTTGTTTTCAAAATATAAACCTTTAAGTCTAAGTTCTTTTGCAATCTTAATAGATTTATCAATTGTTCTAGTAAGTATTAACCAGTTATCTTTATAGAGATCTACATTATCTATATTATTAATTGTTATGCAATTTCCCTCTTCATTTTTTGGATGATAATCTTTAATTGCTCGTAAGCCTTCTATTCTACTTACAATAATATTAGATATATCTTGAACTTTTATTGGCACCCTTCTTGATTTTTTTAAAACTACTTCTGTTGCAGGTTCTTGTATAAATCTATCTACATCTGCTCCTGCCCAAGCGTAGATTGCTTGATCATCATCTCCCGCAAGGTACATATCTTTTGTATTTGATTTTAAAATATCAAACATTTGCCATTGTATTGGAGATAGATCTTGAGCTTCATCAATAAATACTACATCAAATTGAGGACATAAATGTTTCTTTTGTATGAACTGATGAATCATATCTGTAAAATCTATTAAGGTATTATTTTTTTTGTATTTTAAATAATTAAGTGCAACATGTTTTAATATGTTAGGTCTTATATCTTTACCATATTCACCGGTACAATATTCATCCCAAACTTCTATGTCTTTTTCTCTAGCCTTGGTTATAATTTGAAAGTATTCATTGTCACAAGTTAGATAAGGTGAAGAGTCTAGATCTCTTTTTGCTTTTACACTAATGCTTAATATTTTACCTAAATCATCATAATGATAATCTTGCATAACATTTTCTTCTTTTAAACCTAATGTATGAAAAGCTAATGAATGCAGTGTTTGAAAATATTTTAAATCTTTTTTTTGAAACTGTTTATTTTTATTTAACATTCTTTCTTTAGCTTCAATAGCTGCCTTTTTAGTAAAAGCAAAGTACCCTATTCTTTCTATTGGTGTGCCTATTCTAATATAAGCTAATGCTCTCCTAATTAATTTTTCTGTTTTACCTGTACCTGGAGGACCGTAAAATTTTTTTATCATAGAATATTATCTTTTTCTTGCATTGGCATTTCTTCTGCATCCTCTTCTTCTCTTTCAAAAAAAGTCATAGGAATTTTTACACAACGAATTGGATTGTGTGATTTTTTATCTGTATCTTTTTTAGGATATCTTTTTAAATGACCTAACTCTGATTTAAATTCTTCTATTAACATTCTACCAGTCTTTTCAAATTTCATTTTCCATTCTTTATTTTTTAAATAATTAAAAAAAACATCCATAGTAAAATATGCAAATCCATCTTCTTTTAAAATAGATCCACTACCAAATGAAGTTGCACTTACTGCAGGTACACCATTAATATGTTCTTCTAAATATTTATGTAACAATTCTTTAGGAGAAGTACCTAAAGGTGGCGGTTGTACTGTCTCTGTTTCTTTTAAATTTTCTATAATAGTTTGAAACTCATCTTGTTTTATTCTTGGTGGAGCAATAGGTGTATGTGCACCAATCAGTCTTCTACATTTTTCCATGTCCATTAAATAATTTATGTCTCTAGCCACAACTTGTTTACTCATTTCCCCATCTTGTTTATCGTTAAAATTTACAGTAAATCTAAATTCTGGTTCAGGTTGATAATCTATTCTAATTAAAGCGGACAGCTGCGGAAACTTCTTTTGTTTATCTGACATATAACCAAATTTTCTTTTTGCACATTCAGATTTAATACAAAAATTTCTTATTGGTTCTTGATCACATATATGTCCTGCGGTTGGTTTACGCCAAGATTTTATTTTATCTAATACTTTTTTATCTCCCCACTCTTCATCATATAAAATATATTTTCTTGCACCTTCTAAAACTCTTTTTTCCCAAAGATCTGGGTATTTCTTTTTACAAAACACCATGTAATTAAATAAGAATCTATCTCTTTCATCGGGTAGTTTGTTACTATCATCTATTGTTTTTGATATTGCTTGCAGACACGGCGGACCATCTGCAAATTCTTCTGCACCACCTGTAAGAATTTTACTAATGTGTGCATCAATAAATTCATTTAATTCTTTTTCTGTTTTTAAATTAGCATCAACAACTTTGATATATTGATCAAAAGTAAATTCTGTGCCATCTAAATTTAATGCAACTCGTTCATTTTTATTATAGTATGGTAGGTTAATAAAATTACCATTTGTAAAACTACCATCTGGCCCTGTTCCAAGTTCCGTTTGTTTTGGATATATTTCTGTTGTTGGATTTAATTCTAATGTATATAATAGTTTGTCTAAAAAATTTCTTAAAAAACTAGCTTTGACTTTTTCTTTTGTATGAATGTATAAATGAAGTCCACCACTTTTTGATTTAACTGGTATAACAGGTAAATTATTCTTTTCTATAATTTCTAAATATTTTCTTGGACTAAAATCTTGATAAGCTTTGGAGTCTATATCAATTGCACCAAAACTAACGAAACCATTGTCATCACAAGGCTGTATGCCAATAGATTTCTCACCCTTAAGATGTTGTAGATAATCCGTGGATGTTAGTTGTTTACCTGCCCAACCGTGTTTTACTTTAAATTTACCTGTTGTTGAATCTTTGTAACCATTACTAACCTCTGCGTATCCATAATCTCTTTTTAAACCGTCAAATATCTGTATAAATTTTTGTTCCATGCGAATTTTTGATGGGCGCTTCCACTCTCGCTTCCACGCCCACAACCTAGGATTCTATTAGTAGTGTGCAGAATCACTTGCTGTTTGTTCTTCACCATGTTTTACTTCAACATCTCCTTTAGAGATACTTTCAGCAAAACCTTTTGCTTGATGATAAAGATCAGCATTTTCTACGGGACCTACTTTACTAACTTCCCAACCAAACCAAGTTCCTTTATCGTTTGATTGTTGAGTAGTCTTCAATAAATACTGATGACTGAAAGAAGCTGGAGTAAACATTCCATTCTTTCCTTTGAGTTTTATGCTTTGCATCATGCTATTCCATTTTCTACTAATCTTTAATTGTGTAGATTTCATGGCAATCAAAGCAGTAGTAGGAACATTTCCTGCCACAATCACAAAGTGTTGTGCAGTCTTTTCAATATAGT